CACAAAATGTAGTATATTTTGTAATGTAGGAGCATACCTATGGTGGTCATACCATTCAAGCGCTTCATCATAACGCTTCTGCTCTTCAACAAGAGCATACCATACATCGTCGACAAGCTCAAGTCTTTTGGGTACCACGTCGAAGATGCTGCAGTTGGCGTGATATTCAAAGAGCTGAAGGACACGCTGCCCAGTTCAATCAAGTCTTTGATTGAGAGCGGTACTTCACTTGACCCATCGGATGAGACGCATAAACAATGGCTTGAACACTTTGGTATACTGGATTTCTACGATTATATCAATTCCAGCGGCAAGCGCTCCGATGGATCTCCGCTGTATTTCAAGTGGTTTGACGACTGCATGTGGATTCACACCTACCGTGACATCATGTGCCTTGTCAACATCTTCTTGTTCAACGGCGAGCCGCCAGACCAGATATCGGATGTTGTCCAGTTCAAATACAAGAAGAAGATTGGCGTCGATGCGATAGGCCGATACCAATCAATATTTTGGAACACAGATGGCATGACGGCAAAGGATGCCGTTGAGTCGTGTATTCCATTCCAGGACAACTCTGTCATCGTCCGAAGCATACGGAAGGGCAGTGAAAAATTTCTACCTACTGAAAATGAACCGTCCAATGATGGTTCAGACATAGGGTTCGTCTTCCATGATTCTGAATACATCAAGTGGAAGATCGGGTACCGCTCAACCAGGGTCCCCGGCACGGCCGATTTTCTTGACCAGGTAAAGCGGGATTCGTACTTCAAATACTACGAATCCATGAACGCGACTCAGAGCGTAGAGTCAGAGGAGTCCACTGGATTCAACGACAAGATCGGCGAATTCAGCCAGAAGATGACTCGGTATCGCAACCTTGAAGAACAGCGGGCTAAGCTTGCAGGAAAATGGCTTGAAACGTTCTTGAAGGCCGATAAGGGCAAGCCGCCTGAGAATATGGATAAAGACGACTTCTTCGAGCGGATGCAGCAGGTTGAGCTTGAGTTCTCTGAGTTTACAGATGAGAAGATCGTCAACATCAAAGATAACCCTGATGTCATCAAAGACATTAAGGGCGACATGCAATGAACATTTCTCCTGTTGCATTCGCAACAAGCGTGTTTCGTATCAACGGCATGCCAATGCATATGCCGCCAGATACAATGCGCCACCTGTTTCCTATATACAATCGTAAATCAAATGCACTGCTTCTCAAGTTTGGCAGACAGACCCATAAGTCTACCACCATTGGCAACAAGCTTACATTGCCATGCCTGAAATATCCAAACTATCACGCCCTGTACGTTGCGCCCACTGGAAACCAGGTATCGGTTTTTTCAACAGACAAGCTTGACGGAACACTGCGCGGATCAGAAATCATCAGCAACCACTATGTAGACACCAGCACCAAAGACCAGGTGTACTACAAGGAAATGGTCAACGGAAGTCGCATCTATCTCAGATCGGCCTTCCACTCTGCTGACTCAATCCGTGGAATATCTGCTGATGAAACGTGCCTCGATGAGATACAGGATATGATCAGTGACCATATCCCGGTCATCGAACAGTGTATGAGCCACAGTTTGGCCAAGTATGAACAGATGAAAGAAATTCATCCTGGCCTGCCAATGCACCTGTTCAACAGCCGCATATACGCAGGTACTCCGAAAACAATGGAGAATACGCTTGAGAAGTATTGGGGCAACTCAAGTCAGAATGAGTGGATCATCAAGTGTACCCATTGCAACAAATGGAACTACATCAATGAAAACAACATTGGTCCGACATGCCTGATATGTAACAAGTGCGGTAAGCCGATCCATTATCAGGATGGGAGATGGATATCCATGAACCCGGAAGGGTTTATTGATGGATACCGGCTTCCTCAGATTGTCCTTGAATGGATCAACAACCCAAGGAATCCAGAAGCTTGGAAGATCAACGTCATCAACACCCGCAAGATTTATTCGACTGAGAAGTACTTCAACGAAGTTCTTGCCCTTCCGTACGCCAACGCACGCCATCCGCTCAACATCATGGAGATCCGCGCCGTATGCAAAGACAGTATTGAGGTCATCGAACCAGAACGTGCCTTTGGTCATCCGTTGATATCCGATCTTCCGAAATACGCAGGAATAGACTGGGGCAAAGGGGATACGGCGAACGGGACATCGTATAGCATGATTTGTATCGGCACGTTCATCAACAGTCGATTCAGATTGCTGTACATGAAGCGATACTCAGGAAGAATGTCAGACCCGCTTCTCCAGGTTGAAGACATGCTGAGGATCATCGAACAGTATGGAGTCACCCTTACACTTGCCGATACCGGGGACGGGCGTACATCGAACGCTATGATGGTTCAGAAGCTGACCGCTTCAAAGTTCGGCGAAGTCTATGAGCACGCGACACTGAAGCAGAAGATCAAATGGGACAGGTTCAAGGGAACCTATCTCATCAATCGCACAAGAATGATGACCGACATCTTCATGCAGATCAAGCGTGCTGAGGTCGACTTCTTCAATTACGCGTCATTTCAAGACTTCTCCGATGACTTCCTTGGCATTTATTCCGAGTATAGCGATCGAACCAGGCTGACCAAGTACGACCACAACATACCAGACGATGCCTTCCACGCGTACATGTTCTGCAGGATGGCGGCCGGCATACATCGTGGTGAATACAACAAGTATCTTGTTGGTGGTATGAATGAAGACCAGTACGCCGAAGACACCCACAGGGTTCTGGGGTAAGCTATGCCATTCAAATCAAAAGCACAGATGCGGATGATGTTCGCGAAAGAAGAGCGTGGAGAAGTTGTCAAAGGTACTGCCAAGAGGTGGGCCAAAGAGACCAAGAATATCGACAATCTTCCAGAACATGTCAAGCAGGCTCAGGTCATTCAATTGTTCACAAAGCTGGCCGAACGCCTCATTAACACTCGGCCAGTTCCGGCAGCCATAGCTCTTCAAAAAGCTTCTGCCGCAGAGAGGGATCGTAAGCAAAAGGGGATGAACATAGTTGAGTACCGCAATTACCTTGCTCAAAAACGCAATGTGGTAACCAAAAGCTCATCGCCAAAAGGGACGCCACATTAGCCTGGAACAATCAGGCCGGACGGAGCGACCTTCATGTCGTGTGATGCTGCATATTGCTTCTTGTGGATACCGAGGGTCTGGTCTGCCAAACTGACCGAGTCCTGTCCTTTGTGCCGCAGAGCTGCCTCGCTCAGAATCTCCTGCACCGTCTTATCAAACAAGTCTTCGTACCACTCGACGCTTTTCTGGTATTCGGCCAGATTAGCTTTTCTGAATTCGTGGATCAGGTTGCGCTTGACGACAACCAGGACATCGAGCGGCATCCTGTCCCCACGGCTGATCTTCAATTCGAAAAGCTTTGCGACATACGCCTTGAAGATATCAACGAGAAGCTCATGTCTGTCAAGCTTCGGGTCTGCATTGATTACCGATTTGACCAGCTCTTCCTGGAAGTTGTATTCATCGCTCATGAGCGGCCTCCTTAGGGCTGTCGGTAATATACGTTTGCATTTCGCATATGGCAAGCTGGTATTTTGTTGATGGGCGGTTGATTACATGCTATATTTGCGTTAAGAGGACGAATATGAATAAGATTGCCATGGCTTCATTCCGCAACGAGTTGGAAAAGAATTCATCACTCGGGTCATTGATGGCTACCAATGTGATGCCATTCCTGCATAAGCCAATATCGATAGTTGGCGGGTCGTTTAACAAATACTTTCCAACGTTCAAGAAGGGTTTTGCTGGACTTGGAAACGCCCTGGCAATGGGAGCAACTGGCGCTGCTGGAGTTGGGGCGTACGCGCTCTATAAAGGCATGAAAGAACCACCAGAAGTAAACATGAGCGGATATTGACATGGAACTTATCGATTCCATCAAACAGGTTGCTCACCGTGCTGCAGAAAATTATCTGCTGACCGGCAACAGTATGAATGATGTTATCTTTCAAGCGTACGTCGCTGGAGAGATCGAAAATGATGAAATTCTCAAACGAGTATGTGAGCAGGCTAACCAGAATGTTTACCTATCCCTGTTCAACGATTCATCTGTAGATAAATCCAACATACAATTCGAAATGGCCGATTGGAACGAAATACTTACCAACATCAAGCAAAGAGAGATCGAAATGAAAGAATACGACACTCCTCCGGTTGACTTCAGAACACAGATCAATCCTCGCGTCGTCGAGTCTGAAAAAACCGCAGAGGACGCATCTGTATTCAAGAAGCTTGGATCTCTGCGAATAATGGTGAATCTCAAGGACAGGATGGAGAAACTCGCGAGAGATTTTGAATCCATGCGTGTATCAGAAGTTGGAAATGCCGAAGAGGCGTTTACAAAAATGTCTCATGATGCGCGCGTCATGGTTGCCAATAACGAATCGATTGGCGACATGGCAAAGATTTCTGCAAGGCTTGCTGTTTCTATGGGTCTTGGTTTTGAAAAGGTTGCATCTGCATATAGTATTATTCAAGCAGATCTGCATAAGCACGGGTTTGTCGTTAACAGCGAATTCACTAAGCTGTCATCCATGACGATAAACGATCAATCTACAATACTTGAACCGGTTAAAACCTTCCTTCTATCTATTGAAAAGGCCGCCGCGTTCAAGGCAATGCACGATCGGGCCGAAGGGGTCGCGTCCAAGATAAGTGAATCAATCGCCAGGGAAATGGCTAAGTCATGAGTGTGAGCAATGTTGGAATAGAGGCCAAGATAAAGCTCCTCAAGGGAGTTGCCGACGCCATTGAAGACTCGCCGGTGGAAGACAATTTGTTGAACAGAACGCTTCTCGCTGGTGTTACTGGCGGCACGACATTTGGACTATCAAGAGCATTCGGGCAGAAAATGCCAACATCTGTTGCTCTTGGGATTGCTGGTCTTGTGTCTGGATATGGCGTATTGCCTCTTGCCCATATGATCAGGAACAATCAAAAAACCTCAATCATCAAGAAACAGATGCACAAAATGCATGACGCAAGTCGAGACGTATTCGACAATGCAAGTGCGCCAATTAATGAGTTGTTTGCAAAACGGGCCGGGCTTGGATGGAACACCGTTAGGGGCGTCGGCAAACTTCTTGGTGGCGCTGCAATTTTTGGTGGAAGGCAAATATGGAAAGGCTTGAAGCCTGCCGCAAAGGCTGTATTGCCTTCCGGTAAAACGTATATGCCACCACATAGATTGGTTCGAGGGGCTGTTGTGAAAGGAACGGCTCTCGTTGGCGGGATGACGGCAACATCTGCTACTATTGGAAAAATCACCAATCCTACCGTAGAATCCGGTGCAAACTACACAACATACCTTCGCAATAATGTTTTGGCTGGAAGAATAAACCCCAATCAGCTTGGTGCAGACGATTTGGCGGACATAAAAAGGCTGGGAATGAGATGAATATTCAAACAGCCATGCCATATTTTGCAATCGAGATGTCGAAAACGTCTGGTGTCGGTGGGGCATTGCTCATGGGCGGGCTGACACTTGCGTCAATGTCTGGAGTTGCTGCAAGCAATGCTCAAACTGCCAAACTGTCTCCGCCACAGACCGGTCTCGATAGCTATCAGCTCGGGGAGAGCAATGATTATCAATTCGATGGCGGAAAGCATCTTCCAACCAAACCGGTTACATCATTGAATAGTGCTTTTGCCGGAACAGCATATTAAGGAGTCAGACATGTCAATGGTAAAAGAGGCTGCCGATAGGCTTTTGAGAAGGGGCGAACTCACACAGAATGAATACAATCTTCTTGAATCTCGTGGGTTGCTCAAAGAGGGCGCCATTAATTGGAAAAAGATCCATACCCAATCCAAATTAGTCGCGCGAAATATCAGAAACTTTTCCAAGGATATTGTATTGCCATTGGGGGCAATAACCGCTGGCGGCATAGCACTCAAAGAACTACTGATCGACCCTGCCCGAGAACGAGGCGCTATAAACAAATCGTTCCAAGCGATGTCATCAAAGGTTCCGCAGTTGATGGATAAAAATCCTCAAGAGATTCGTGATTATTTTGATGTCGTTAAGATGTTTTCACCAAAGGCTGCCTCAAATCCATTGGTCGCCGGAGCGCTTGTCAATAAGATGATAGAGTTTGGGGGTGTGGATCACAAACTGGTTCAAGACATCTCCAGTCTCGAAAACGGTGGATTGAGCAAACTCCCAATGGTCGACAGGGTTATTGAATCTTCTGTTGGATCAATGCTGGGTGCAAAGAAAAAGGCCTGACATGAGCATGACATCATGGATGTTGAAAACATCTGCTGATAGTTCTCTTTCGAAAGAATGGGCAGCCGCCGGAGGGTCCGCGCTTGGGAAGGCCGTTGGCAACGGTATCAAATTCCTTGCAAAGCACCCATACCTGACAACAGGGTTGCTGATTGGTGTTCCCGCATACTTTGCCATTGATGAATTCATGGATCAGGTGTATACGTTTGATCTGATGAGGCAACAGAACGCCCTTGCTGCCGAACAAAACAGAAGGCTGGCGGCACTCGGCAACATCAATCAAATGCAGCTTGATCAACAAATCAATCCACTCAAATTTGATCCAACAGCGCAGATGCCAAAGATTATGAAAAGGCCGCTGACATGATCAAGTATATCGAATACGATTCATTCGACGAATACGGTCAGCACATCATACCGCTTTCGTCATTCTCAAAAGGCCTGGTCAAGACTGCTGGCCAGTTCTCTCCAGAATTGATGAAGGTCATACTCAATATGAAGCGCCTGGCGAACCGGTATTACGTGGTCGTCAATGCACTCGGGTCGCATGAGTATTGGGGATGCAACCGAAATGGTGATGGATTCCCAGAACGCGGATTGTCGCACCTGTCCTTGCGCACCGACATGAATACTCCGAACGACTACGGATACAAGACGTTCGAGTACTATGCGCGCTTCTATCAGCACCATGTGAACAAGGATCCCAAAAAATCGTTTGGAGAAGTCGTCTTCGCATATTGGAATCCAATGATTCACCGTGTTGAACTCATCATTGCCATCGATGTCGAAAAGGCCAAAGACATCGTTGATGCCATAGAAAATGGTGAGCAGGTAGCGGTGTCAATGGGGTGTAAGGTCAAGTACGACCGCTGTAACATCTGCGATCACAAATCCAAGGCGGTCAAGGAATACTGCGTCCACCTGAAGAAATACATGTGCCATGTCATTGATGCCGACCTTGCCCGCCGGTGGTCTATTGAGCTTGGAAAGACAATCAAGCCTGGTACACAGGTGTGCGCCATCAATGACTACCCTCGATTTTTTGATCTATCACGAGTATTCATCGGTGCCGACAGGGTATCATTCATGCTCGGAAAGGCCGCCTCGGTTGGTACGGTAATACCATCGGCCTGTATAGGTATGGTTACCGGTATCACAGATGACGAGGTTGATAAATACGCCAGGCTTTTTAACAAGACTGGCACAATTGGAAAAGAGGTAGGGTCACTTGGCCCTGGCGATATTGATGGCGGTGTCGGCAAGAGCACTGAGCAGTCAGTAATCGACAAGGCTCTTGATGAAAAAATGCGTCGGGCCATCGTGGCCGAGCCGAAATTGCCGAACGAAATAATTGATAGCGCAAGCGCAGCTCTTCCATTGAGATCAATTATATCGACAATGCTTGGGATGGGCATACATCCAAAGCCCGCAGAATTTCAACGCATTGTCTTGATTCGAATGGGTTGCAAGCCGGTTGCCGACGAACTGGAAAGAAACAATATTGTCTTTGATCAGAACGTTGCAAGTCAAATACCATTCGATTTCGGACCAAACGATTTCTCAGATCAGCTTGCAAATTCTCTTATTCCATACATGCAGGCAAGAAGCTCAATGCCTCAATTCCTATCTCCAAGAATTGTAGAGATTGAGAAAAACGCTTCTATACCTGTGCTTTTGGCTTTGACTATGGGACCAGGCATTGGCGCCACCACTGCTCCAAAACATGAAGACATTCTTGGAATCCAATCAAAACCCCAAGATGTAACAATGTCTTCAGCCATTCCGTCAACCATTATATCTGGTCTGGCTGGCATAGGCGCCCTGTATGCGTATCTCAAAATGAAGTCGATGAATGTATCTCCAGAAACAATCATGGTCGCCCTGTCGAAGCCGTGGTTTAGAAATCTTTTGTCTGGGGCGGCAGTGCATGAAGTATATAGAAAAATCAACGAGATTGACGAAAGTCGCCTGTTCACACCAGCGAGTGCGTATGCTGGAAGATTACAGGATACCGGTTTTACCGGCATCATGGTAAAGAAATCCTCTCTTGGTGTTGCCATACTATACCCGATGGCTTACGTGAAAAACTTCTACGATAATCGGGAAACAGTACAGCCATCGATGATGAAGATGTCTTCAATAAGCATTATCGAGCCATTCATTGACACCATGAAAAAATCATTGCAGTCTATTAAGTGAGGAGGTTACAATCTATCTAAAACCTGCAACTATTGATTCTTGCGTTACGTCATCGTATATTTTAGGCATTGAGTAGGAAACAACATCCTTCAATATGGAGGTTTCAAATGAGTGAGAGGACGCGTAAGACCAGTTTTGAGGACCACCTGAATGTGGTTTCTCAGCAGCACAGCAAGACGGCGTCGGCGAAGTCGACTGATGGGCAGGACATGCTTCAGCGTCTTGCTGCTGAGCTTGGGATGACCAAGTCGGCAGAAGAGGCCGGCGTGACGGCCCCGGCAGCCCCGACGGCTGAGGGCGAGAAGTCACCTGCGGCGGCGACGCCAGCAGTGGCCAATCCGGCAGTGTTGGCGGCAACCGAAGCTGTTGCGGTCCCCCAGGCAGTGATGGCCGGCATGAGCAACGAAGAGCAGGTGGCTGGCGATCAGCCCGCTGGTCTTGCGGTTGCGACTCCGGTTATCGGAAGCGGCACCGGCGATGTGATGACCGCGATTGGTCTGAACCGCACCGATGAAGCTACTATGGCAGCCGCAGAGCCGGCATCGAAGGAAGATTCGGTTGAGGCGGAGAAGATTGGCCGCCTGATGGCGCATGCTTTCAATGACGAGCTTTCCAATATGGCAGCTTACAATCAGTATTCAGAGGCGGTCGACATTCTGAAGCAGGCCGGCATCCTTGATGGCTACAAGCTGAATGATGAAGGCATTGAGAAGAACGCTGGTGCAACCGAAGGCTTCCTGGAGAAGATCGCTGCGAATCAGAGCCTGACTCGCGACGACATCGTCGGCGCTGCCCTCGAACTCGTCGATCTTCAGAAGCAGGCCGCTCTGGCTGCCGAGGAAGGCCGCGATGAAGCACGCGCTCTCGTGAAGCTCGCCGAAGAGATGTCCGGTGAGAAGAAAGATGACGAGGAAGAGGGAGAAGAGGAAGGCGAGGAAGGCGGGACCGAAGAGGAAGAGAATGCTGAGGAGAAGAAAGAGGGCGAGAAGGTTGCTTCCCTCATGAAGAATCCTCAGGTCGTGGCGGCGGTTCGCGTCCTGAAGCAGAACGGCCTCCTGTAAGAACAGGTTGTTGAAATGGTCTTCAAAGAGACATCGATCGGCCGGATGATACTCGACAGCATTACGTCGAGTTCTCCGGCCATCAAAACAGCGTCAGTTCAGTATACGCCTGCCGACGCTTCAAAGATTTCTCAGGGTCTGACCAAGGTTGCCTTTCTGCCATACAAAGCAGGGGCCTTCAAGTCAACCCAGGAAATGATGAAGATTGCCGCCGAGTGTCTTGACGCCATGGTTCAAATGGTCGAATCGACGCAAAAGCAGGTTGCCGATTTCGAGAAGGCCGCAAACATTCGCGGACTTATCGATATGATGGTTGACAACGGGTTGATCGACAAAGGTGAAGTTCAGGAGAAGATTGCCGAGCTTGCCCCCAAGTCTGATCGCGAATTGGAAATCATCAAGGAAGCAGCCAAGCTTGCATGTCGTCGCGATCGATCGGGTGGTATTTTCGAATTCGATAAGACAGCCGAGGATTCATCAAAGGCCGCATCTGAAAAACGCGGCATATTTGATGAGGTAATCGGCGGCGAAGAAATGTGAAAAACTCAAACCAATAGAGGTGTAACATGCTTGATATTCTGACTCCGCTTTCCAAGCTGACCCGTGTTTCTCGCAGCATTGGCGACACCGCTGCGTTCACCGGTGTGGTTCCCGGCATTTGGGGACAGATCGAGTCCGATGGGTCAATCAACAAGGTCGCAAACGGAAGTGCTCTTCTGGTTTTCAAGCTGATCATCAATTCGGCTTCTGACAGCAAGTACGAGAGCCAGGACGTCGAGGTTGGCCGCATCGCGACGCTTGAGAGCCCGGGCGCCCGCTGCAAAGTGTCGTCAGTTGGATACACCGGTTCGATTGCGGCCGGCGACGACCTGATTGTCAGCACCACTTCGGGTGAAAATGGCAAGCTGAAGACCGTTCCTGTTGCTGCGGGCACCTATGTGGTTGTGGCCCGTTGTGAGCAGGTGAACTCAAGCGAGGGGTGGGTCCTCTTCGAGACGATCTCTCCGCGCACTGTTGTTGTGTCATAAGTTGTAAGAATCAATGGGTAGCCATCGATTCTGGTGGCTACCCAGTTGTGAGGTAGATCATGTGGGTTAGGCCGGTGTCCCACAATAAACATCGTCCAACTACTTCTTTCAAAGTGAGGGTGTCATGCTTAACGATTTGACCAGTGTGCAGTTCAACGATCAGTTCCTGGAGAAGATTGCGACAGTCCAGGGGCAGGCCGAGCTGACGGAAGCTGGCCGTCAGTATGTGAAGATTGAGCTGATGGAAGCCGCGTTCTCGCGCGCCATCATCCCGCAGGAGCCGATTACGACAGCTGATTGTCAGCGCAACGTGAATGACAATTCGCTGTACCTGATTCGTGACATTGAACCAGGTGCGTCAGCGGTTGGTGTGGACAACCTTGGTGAGCCCGACGAGCAGTACATCAAGGGTGAGCGTTACATCATACCGATCGTGAACTTCGCCACGAAGCGTTTCCAGATCACGGTCGAGGATCTGCGTGCGTATCAGTACAAGATCACCAAGCGTATCGAGGACAAGTCGGTTCCAGTGCTCGAAAAGCTTGAGGACAAGATGTTCCTGCGCCTGATTGGCGCCGCGATCGATGTGAACGAGAGCGGCTCGTGCAAGGCGGTTGTTGGTGTTGATGCTACCAACAACGTGCGCATCAATGCCCTCGACTTCGTGAAGATCAAGAACACGCTGGCGTCTGGCATCAACGGCAGTGATCCGCGTCGCAAGGAAGTCGGCTGCATCCTGATGTGCCAGGAAGCGTTTGAGAGCGCGGTGATTCTGCCAAGTGCTGGTGACGACTTCGGCAAGGATCGCGTCCTGAATGGGATCACCACGGACACTCTGTATGGTACGAAGATCGTTCGCACCATCAAGAGCGACATCCTGCCGGTTGGTCACCTGTGGGCGTTTACGACTCCGGATTTCCTCGGTCACAACTTCGCGCTTGGCGATCCGAACTTCGAGATCAAGTCGAACTTCGGCCTCATCGAGTGGCAGACCAAGGAATCGATCGGCATGGGCATCGGCAATGGTCAGTCGACTGCTCTTCTGACCCTGCTCGGCTCGGTCAATCCGGGTGGTTCAACTGATCTGAAGGTCGCGACCGATGGCACCAACACTGCCAACATTCGCGCGTACTACGCCGGTCTTCGCGTCTAAGCTGTAGATTCAATATGATGAACAAAGGCCCTGGCCCAATGGGTCAGGGCCTTTTGTACAGGATCGAGGAGAATCATGACGCCTGCTGAATATCGCACAACAATGCGAGATTTCATTAAGGACCATGACACGCTGAACAGGCTGTTGAAGTTCGTTGAGGAAAACCCGGATGAATATCTGGATTTGTACCTCAACATGGCTCTTGGGTTCCTCAATTCAGTGCCGCCATACCTGGGCGAACTGGATATGGAATCGTTCCCAATTCCATCGCTTCTGATTCACCAGGCCTCAATCGAATGCCTGATTTCCAATGGTATCCTGTCCGCCAGAAACGATCTTACCTATAACAATGGCGGTATCACGGTCAAGATTTCCGATGGCAACAGGTATCTGCAGTACCTTCAGATTCTCATGCGGATGGCTGACACCGAAATCAACACATTCCGTCAGATGAAGATTGCCGCGAATCTCAATGGCGGCTGGGGCGGAGTGTTCTCTCCATACAGCGGGCTGCACGGAAGAAACCAGAGTCTCAATCCAAATACTTTATTGTCAGGATAGTGGAGGACATATGCGCCTTGACAGTCTCGTTAAGAGAGCATCTCATGATCCAGTGACCGCAAGGGCACTGATGACGATGATCAAGATCGCCCAGAACGACAGCAATGAGAACACCCAGTTCAACGAAAGCGTTCCGGCTGCCGACATTGATCCACTGACCGGTCAGCCAGCTGCACAGCAGGAGCAGGGCTGGAGTCCGCAGTCGAGCGCAACGACCACCGGATACGCACAAGAATCGCAATATCTTCCATCTGATCAGGCCGCAATGCTTCAGCAGGGCGGCATTCAGTCTGGAAATCCCCTGGTTGCAGGCGCCGAGGCTGCTCGCGTCTTCGTTGGTCAGGACGTGTTTGCCGCCGCCATGCAGGGAGATCCCAATGCGATGAATCTGGTAACACAGGTTGCCAGCACTATCGCCAATGGCTCCACCGGTTCTGTGCAGCCAGCCGCCATGGAAGGCCAGCCGATGGCTGAAGATATGCAGGGTGCTCCGGATGAGATGCAGCAGCCCAACTCGTTTGCAGAAGCCGGAATTCCGGCCACCCCGGAAGAGCAGATTGCGAACATGATCGTTCAGCCGGTTGAAGCAGCGCCAGCACAGCCGCAAGATCCTCAGGCTTCCGCCGAAGGGGGTGAGAAGAAGCCCCAGAAGAACGGCAGCCCAAGTGTTACAGTGAAGGTCAACGGTGTCGGCCAGGAAAAAACATCATCATACAATCGCAACATTCTTTCCATTCTTTCACGAAATGTAATGTAGACATGTCACACAGAGAACATGTTGAAGCGTGCGTGTTTGAGCAAATGGTTAAATATGCAGGAGAAACATCTGAAGCGTTTTCCACTGCCCTTCCGGTAATTGGAACAATGACGACTATGGGGAAGCTCATGGCGCTTCCTCCGGCATGGAGAAGACAAGCCATTGCTCCTGTTTTGGGAATATCGGCGCTGGGTATTGCCGCCGGATCTGCACTTCCATATTACATGGGCAGAAGGTCAACGCCTACAAAAGAAGAAATGAAGATTCAGGATAAAAAAATGTTGACCAATATATTAGTGCCATTTGTTGGTGCATATAGATACGGCAGGCGCGACGCATACAAGAAAGCGCAAGAGGCTAAAGACGCATAACAACAGTTTGATTAAGAACCAAAATTGCTGATAATACGGACGCAACATTCTTTCCATTCTTTCACGAAAGGTGAGGTAGATCATGTCACACAGAGAACATGTTGAAGCGTGCGTGTTTGAGCAGATGGTTAAAGTGGCAGAAATCAATGAAAGCGAAGAATCAAAAAACCTCAATCGACTCGGTTATAAATCTATCGTTGGAGCGCTTGGAACGGCAGGCGCTGGTGCCGGAATTGGCGCACTGGCTGCAAGGAGATATAATCGACTGGATGGCGCAGCAATTGGGGCGATGGCCGGTCTGAGTGCTTCCACCCTGGCTTTGTTGGCTGGAACAATACATGGATCCACTACAAAGCAATCATTGAAAGATGCAGTAAGGAATTCA